ATTCATCAACAATTCAGATATCAGTAAGATGGATGGTTCAAATAGCCAGTACCTCGCTGAATTTTTCTGTTTGTTGTTAAAAGAGTTATTTCATGTTCAGTTTCATGAAGAGATTGAAGAGTTGTGTACCGCTGAAAACATAGCCAAAGCATTTACATCTCAAGGAATTATGTACAATACCGATTATACTATCGCATCAGGATCCAGTGCCACTTCCCAACGTGGTACTTGGGCAAATATATTAATGTCATATTCATCACTACGATTAGCTGGATACACAAGTGAACAGGCTTTTGATTTACTTGGTATCTATTTCGGTGATGATGGTATGACTCCTGATGTTCCTAGTAATGTTATGGATCGGACTTGTGCTAGACATGGAGTTTTAGTTAAATCATCCATTGTCTATCCTGGTGAATCTTTGGTTTTTCTTGGTCGTTGTTTTATTGATCCATTTAATTCTATGGAGACTGTTGCTGATGTACCTCGTCAATTAAGGAAGTTACATTTAACAGATTCACCGATTAGTGTTCCCAAAGAAGTTATTTTACGACGCCGGGCTTTGGCCCTATTAACTACTGATTTAAATACCCCCTTGTTGTCACAGTGGGCTCATAAGATTATTGAGCTGACTGAGGATATGCCAGAAGTTTCGGAGCATATCCATACTTTGGCTGCAAGAGAGGATAGTTATTGGTGTCGTTTTGAAAATTCCTTTTATATACCTTCTGCTGATAAGAGTCTTCCTGCCGTAGCCAACATGATGGAATTGTCGTGTGGTGAGGTGCAAGACTTTTGTGATCGCATCAGTGAGTCCAAAACATTTGAAGAGATTTTCTTCCCTATGCGAAGTGAATCCCTTAAGGTAGAGATACCGGTTGTGTTGGATGGTCAAATACTTGATGTTAATGCACCAGCAGATCATAAGGAAAAATTGAAATATGCTTCTATGAAGAGTACTAGACCTTGTTATAATTTTCAAAAAGGATTATGCAAGAATAAGGATTGTGTATATGACCATACAAAAGTTCCCGATAAGCCTGTTTCTAGGATTTGTCGGGATTTTCAGAAAAATGAGTGCCAGCGATCGAATTGTAAATTTGATCACATTAAAGTTCCCCCTCAAGTGTGTCGTGATTTTTTGAAGGGTGCATGTACTCGGAAAGATTGTAAATATAAACATTGATCGGGGGACGCCCCATATGAAAATCGTCCTAGCGAAATTCTCTTTTGTTT